AATTCAGCAGATTTAATTTGAACATTTGCTTGTATTTGCATGCGTTTAGTTTCTTCTTGTGCCATTGTTAATTCAACGGCAGGGTCAGGTTGCGGTTGTGGTTGAATAATAAACTTATCAAAATTTTCAACACCAGCTATTTCAAAAACTGTTTTGTGCAACAACATTTGGTCCACATAAGGTGAGTTAATAAAGCTCATTAAAAATTGTGCTTTTGCAAATTTTTGCATTGAAATGACATTTTCAGGGTCTACGACTGGCACAATATCATAACCTTTTAAATCAAAATCTTCCTTAACATTTGGCGATTCATTTAACTTAATATCTAAAATTTCAGAATATTTTTTTTGAGATAAATAAGTTGAATTTATTTCGTAAAATATCTTAACTTCTTGTTTTAGTGAATTATAAATTCTTTTAAAAACGCTCTTAAATTGTTTTTGCCCTTGTTCTGCCATTCCCATATAAGTAGTAGCGGCAATATTTCCAGCATTTTCACCAGTCAATACATCTCTTAAAGAAGCCAATTCTTTGCCTGCATTTACTAAAAATTGCATCAAAACAAATAAAGTTTGCGATGGTTCGGCATGCGGTAAGGGGACAATAGCATCGCGAATACTTCCGCCGTAAGAATCAACCATTTTCCATTCTGATAGCTTAAAGGGTTTCATGCCACCAGAAATATTTAATGTTTTAGCAATAAACCCGCCACCTGTATTTTGTAAAGTTCCAGCATCATTAAGTTGATTAATATTTGAATTAATCGCAGAATTTATGTTGTATAACAAGTGTCCCAATCCAATTGAGTAAAAAGACCCATCTGGTGATGGAATAAAGTTATATGCGGTAAAAAATTTTATAGGTTTAATTTTAATTATTTCTTGTTTTTTATTATACCTAACATCTTTTTCATTGAATCTTTTTACTAATTTTATTAATTTGTTAGTAGCTTTGTGAACTACTGCAATATACGGCTCTGGGTATCCATCATTGTCTAAATCAAAATAATTGTGTTGTTCTAAAAAAATAACTAAACCCGCTGATGCTTCATCACTTGTTTGTTTTTCGTCGTTAGCATCTAAAGAATTATCAAAAGATGCACTATCTTGTGCTTTTGGATCAAAATCAAAATCAATGTAATCGCCACTACGAATTGACGAAACAACATCTTGCGGATATTTTTCAATGATATGTGTAGTTGGTGCATCAAAAGATGTGGCAAAATCATTAATAATTAACTTGTCGGGATAAATTAAATCTGATTTTATACATTCGTCATTATTATCATAATAATTCTTTTTAAACATTATTCCAAGCGTTGCTAAAGCCATAAATAAAGCGTCCATATCTTTCTCGTAATTCTCTATCTCTTCATTCAATTGATAGTTCATTACTGTTGCAACTCTTTGACCGCGTTTAAGCTTGGCACCTACATTTTGAATCGCTGGTAAACCTGTTTCATCAAGTGTTGCAATGGAGCCATCTTCGTTTCTCATCTCATTGCCTTCTCGGTCTTTCATCACCTCGCCATCATCATTTCCAATAACTTTAGCTTTTACGATATTACCATCTTTAAAAATTTCGGTATAGCATTTTGCGGAAAAATCAACGCAAGCCGTAGAAATTAAAGGAAACATTATATTAGATGAGCCTTCGAAAGGAAATGAACGCTTATCGCCGATTGCTAAAGTGCATTTGACTAAATCTTGCAATACTTTTTGTTTTTCGCTACGAGATTGTAAGTCAGTGTTATATCTAGTCATAACTTCACTAGATATAAGCGTTTTAGTTTCTTCAGACAATATACTAGCTAGATTGTCAGTTGACAAAATAGTTTGAAAATCAAGTTTTGAATTGTAAGAATCTTTTTGAATTAACAATTTTATTTTTAAATTTGTTTAATAATTATCTATTAATTAAATATAATTAACTATATCAAAATATTTGTCAAGCACTTTTTAATAGCCCGTGATTGCATTTCTATTCGATGCGTTCATGAACTCTTCCAAAATATACTCGTCTTGTATGCTAGATTGTGCTATATCTTTACGATAAGAAACTGCTAAATATCTAAAAGCGTCGGCACCGTGTGAAGCCCAATCGTGCTTCGGTTGTAATTTGAACACATTGTTTTTATTATCAAAATCTTTTTTATAATTCTTGAGTGCTAATAATCCTTTTTTTGTTGTTGATTCATTAAAAAAACATTTGTGAAGAATAGAGCGAACCGCATTAATTCCATCTTCGACTGAAAGTCTTGGAGCAATTGAGAATCTTAAACCAAGTTCAAGAGCCGTTTCAATTCTAGATTTGCCGTTGCTAAATTCTCTAATTTGTATGTCGTGCGGTGCGTAGTGTTGTTCGTAGATGTATGGCTTGTTTTTTACTTCTTTAATGTATGAATTAAGACCTTTATTATTATCTTCGATATAATCAATAATTCTTATTTCTTTATCGATAAATTGAGCAAACCAGATTGTTGTAGCATCGCCAACCCCCAAATCCCAAAATGTATAAACTGGGAGTTGTTGCTCCCATTCAAACTTACCAATTTTTTCTTGTTTCTCTAAATCATCAATAATCTTAGAGTAGTAAGCCCCCTCGATCGGATTGTTAAACGAGCAAAGAAATTCTTGATTGAAGAAATCAAGTGTCTTGCCTTCGCTTAATATCTCAGCTTTGACTTGCTCTAGTTGCTCTTGCGTGAATACCCCCGTTTCTTCCGCTGTTTTTATTTCGCTGTGCCAAACATCGGGCATTTTTTGAGCCATTTTATATAACTCGTAAGCATGATTCTGCCCCTTCGGCGTGAAGTTAAACATCGCCCAGCCGTTATTTTCCAAGAGCATCGGTTGAATTGTGCCCCACGCTCTCGGGTCTTGTTCAGCATATTCCGAGAACACAGCCCCCTTAATACCTGCACCCCGTAAGCTGTCAGGATTATCCGAGCCTACAATTTGATAGATAGAGCCGTTTTTTAGAGTTATCTTAAGTTCCTTCTCATTTTTTTTTGCAATCAATTCTTGCGGTATGTAATCGATGTATTTGCGACCTTCACTATTTGTTTCTTGCCACACTGATTTAGCACCTTGTGCATAGCTCGGGAATATGTGCCAGTAAGTTCCGACAGCTTCAAACATAGCACTAAATAAAATACGATTCAAAGCAAGTAAATCTTTACCAGCCCTCCGATGCCAGACATATATCGCGCGTTTCTTTTTATCATCAATCATCGCAGACCAAAGCCCAAGCTGATACGGTCGGGGCGTGTAATTATGCGGGATTATTATTTCTTGCTTATTTATCATCAGTTTTATTAAAAGAAGCGGGAATAACTATAATTTGTTGATTGTTATTAGTCTCGTTTGCTTTATAATTTAGATCAAACTCTTTGCGATTCTTTATTTTAGCGATATACATTTTGTGTTGATATAATTCGCATTGTCTGCGAACAGTTGCGTTGTGCGATTCATCTTGTATTTTGTGCAATTCGCTTTCTGCATTGTCAATCATATCATAAGAGGCTATTTTTAATGCTAAATCTTTTGCTTGTTGATTTTCTTCGAGATTTAAGTAGTGATGTAAATTTGTTAAATGTATATTAAAATTCTCTGCGATTTGTCTATAAGAAATATTATTTGATATGTCTTTAAATAGTGCCTCTTTATGTTCATTTAGCAATTCGATAGTTTCTTGACGACTTATTTTTTTTCTATCTTCAATTTCTCGAGTTTTTAACATTTTTTTTGTATTATTTTAACGCGTGCGCGATGTTCAAAAGAGTAAAATAAAACTTTTAATCAATATATCTCACTAAATTTCTTTTAAAAAGTCAATTAGATTTTTTTTTCAGAAACAATTTTAGTTTTGTAATATTTATTTCTATCTCTTCATGTCTTACAACAAGCAAAACGGGTAAATTATAAGATAAATATTTTTTTATTTGTTTTGTGTTTTTTATGCCTTTTTTTTCTTTGCTTGCGTAGCTCTTAAATTCAACAATAGCAATTTTATTTAAATCTCTATCAAATATTAAAGCATCGAATCTTGAATTTCTTTCTTTATACTCAAGATAACAAATAATATTTTCTTCTTTACATCTTGCGTAGAATTCAGCTTGTATCACTGCAGAATTTACTTTGTTTTTCTTGTATTTATCATTGATTTTTAATAAATATTCAATCATTGTTTTTATTATTTTTTTTCGGAATTTATTTCATAAATTCCTATATATATATTAATTAAATATATTATATTTATTAAATTTTAATAGTTTCAAATTTTTTAAAATTTGGCAAATTAGATTATAACAACTTTATTTTAAAAATCAATAGTTTTTTTTCTAGCTTAGAGAGAGTAAACTAGAAAGCCTATTTTTCTATTTTGATACAATACAAACTTTTTTTTTATTTTATTAAAATATTTCTTGACATCATTTTCCCGAAATTAACTCTTATTAACTTCTAATATTTCACTAATTATAATCACATTTTAAATCACTTTATTCACAAATTATTTTTAATCTTTTTTTTGTTATTATCTTTTAATATTCCCGCAAGCCCTTGTCTTTCTAGTCTTATCCCATTTTGAACAATCATTAAAATAATTTAAATAAGTGCTTGACATTAGTAATTTTGTGTTTTATTATATGTTTTATGAAATGAATTTAATTTATTTCAAATATTAACTTAATAAAAAATATATGAAAACTATAAAAATTTTTAATTTTGAATTTTCAACACATTTTGAAAATATTTTAGATGAACATTTTAATTGTTATAAATTGAAAAAAATCACTCAAATAAAATTCAAAAATAAAACTATTTTAAAAAAAATTAAATAATTATTAACTTTAAAACTAAAAAATATGAAAAAAAATTACGCTTTAAAAATCTTTGAAAAAAAGGATGGTAGCAATAATCATAAATTGGTTAAAGAAATTTATTCAAGTGCTACTTCAAAACAACAAGCATTTATTGATGCTAAGCAAGCTCTATTTGAATTTGCTTCACATGATTATAATTCTTCACAAATTTTAGAATCTTTAGAAGATGAATTTAATGAAGCTAAAAAGAACGATAAATTGGATGAATTTTTAAATAATGCTGGTGTGTATGATTTTGGCACACTAGTTGACGCTGATGATGTTGGTGATTTCAATGCTGATTACTTCAAATTTGGTCAAATGTCTTATTCAAAAGATGTGTATCACTATGAGATAAAAGTATTTAGCAAAAAAATAAAATAATTTCTAATATTAACTCAAATCTAAAAATATGAATATCGAGCAAACAAATCAACATTATTTATATATCGTCGAAAATAATGACATGGTAAAATACCCCTTTTTTTGGCGTAATTACGATAAAAAAAATAAAATCCATTTTAAAAACGTTTTACGGGCGTTAAAAACTAACAAGAATCTAGAATATCGATTAAAACGCAAGTGGATTACATGCACTGAAAAAAAAAGGGTGGTATTTATTGAATTTTTTGGAATC